AATGAATTCCAATCATCTTCGGTGTAATTGTTGAGAGTAAACACGAATTTCTTCCAGGGACTGCATCTTTTCTTCCTTCCAGAGGGGGTTTTAGTATTACCCCCCTCTGGAACCACTGGAACCACTTGTCCGTCAGTTTCGTCTGGCACTGGTGTTTCCATCCTTGGTTCCCCGCAAGATTTTTTTTTTGGAGGGAAAATTAATACTCGTCACTCCCGACAACCGTCTTGGGATACAAGCGCAGACCCACCCCAAGCCATACTCACTCACACACACACCCACTCACACCCCCCCGTTTGCGTCGCGGCAGCGTAAGCAAACTCAACCCCCCTCCCCCTCTGCCCGGGGGTCCAGGGGGGCGCAGCCCCCCTTGGTGATAACGTGGTTGTCCGATTTTATATCGGACTGCACCCACTTTATTTTCTTGGGTATCATATAATATGGCCCGACGTAAATACCGCAAAAGACGTTCTCGTCGACGCCCTCGAAGACGCCGGAATCGCATTCAGAAGACTCTTTTCGGAAACTCCCGTGTGGTTAAACACAAGTATTCTTTTGCTGGTCAACAGGCTGTTAGCCCTGTTGCTACCCTTGCGGTTATTGAATCGTTTCGTCTCCTGTCACCTACTGATCCCGATGTTTCTACTTTGGGTACTAATCAGCCTCTGGGATTTGATCAGTTGAATTTGCTGTTCTCTAACTGCCAGGTTCTAGGTGCTAAGGTCCGCCTTACTTGGCTTCCTGCTGCTGGAGCTCATCAGCAGGTATACTGGATGTCCATCGACAAGGTTACTGAGCTTGGCGCACCCTCTGGAAATCTCAATGACATCCTAAATAAGCGGAACACCGTCTACAGGTACTCTATGAATAATCCTGGATCTACAATGGGTACAACTATAACTCGCAAGCACTCTCCGAAAAAGTATAATGCATTCACTGACTATAAGGATGCCGACCACTACCAATGTGTCCCTGCTACCCAGGTTCTCGCTGCGCAATTCGATAACTATATCAATTTCGGGTTCAGCTCGTCCCATAGTGGCATCGGCTCACTCTCCGCTTGTGATTTCGCTCTGACTATCGACTATATTATCAGGTGGTTCGGTCCGATAAATCCTCCACCATCATAATCACCAAGTGTCTTCTTGCTTTATTTCTTTAGTCACGCTTTTGTTCACATCAAAAACCACCCAGCGATCCAAACTCATTCTCTCCCACATTGGTGGATAATTGCTAAATACCACGATGTGCGGAATATTAAACCTGCACATCCCACTTTCATACTTTGGGCTGAAAAACTTGTCATCCTTGATCTTCTCGAGTCCCGCGTAGCTCACGTACTTCGTATCTGTATCCATCGGTATGTCTACGATCACGATCGGTGGGCATTGTCCTATTGTCTCGATTAGCGTCCGGAGCCCGCATAGCATGTCCTTCTTCGCTCCGTCTAACTCGGTCGCTCCCATCTGGTCGATCATATAAGTCGCCGTCTTGCTCTTGCCCCAATTCCCTTCGGCCTCGAAGTACCAGTGCAGATGCCGCCCAAACAGCGGATCTTCATCTTCCTTGTACTTGTCCGCGATCGCCAGCTGTATCGGTCTGCACAACGCCCTGGTCATCAGTACGGTCGGCTTCGGGCATCCCCTCATGTAGACGCGCCCACCTTTCGCGCGCTTCTCGATGTCCGTGCAGTACTTGATGTTGTCTTGTAGAGTCCCTTTCATCTTCTCGAAGTGCGTCCTGTTATGCTTGAGGATTTCCCGCCAGAACTGGCTCGGTCTTTTTTTCACCTTAAATTCGCCGAAACCTTGGAGGTGAGGTGTGGACTCATCTTCTTCTTGCATCGCCAATCTAGGGACCATGGAACCACTGGAACCAACCAATGAATTCCAATCATCTTCGGTGTAATTGTTGAGAGTAAACACGAATTTCTTCCAGGGACTGCATCTTTTCTTCCTTCCAGAGGGGGTTTTAGTATTACCCCCCTCTGGAACCACTGGAACCACTTGTCCGTCAGTTTCGTCT